GTGTCAAAGGGGTAAAGGTCGTCGGATTACCCGATTGGTCGAATAATCCCGAACCTAGTTTGTATTCGGATTTCTCCGAAGCGGCTAAACAAATCTTTAATACCTATTACTCTATGGGCGAAGTAATCCTATGGGCAACGGGTAGATATAAAGACGGTTTGGGCCCGAGCGGTATTGGATCGGTTGCGAGGTTTGTTGTACTAAATCCTCAATTGGTCAACATCGAATTGGTAGACGGCATTATCGAATACCGTTTGGGCAATTTGACGCTAGACCCTAATGATGTTTGCCATATCAAATACCAATCGATGCCTACCAATCTCCGAGGTATTGGCCCGCTGGAATGGGCCTCTAAATCGATTGCGTCGGCGGCCGCATTAGAGAGAATGAATACGGACCTTGCAACCCGTGGCGGTATTCCGTGGGCCGTTCTCAAATCCCAACGAAAGCTAAACGGCCGTGAGGCAACGGAATTGCAAAACCGTTGGGTTGAAGGGGCACGCAATAGGCAAGGTGCGCCCGCAATCCTTTCGGGTACTTTGGAATTGGAAACGCTCACCATTTCCCCTAGGGAAATGATGATGTTGGAACAAAGGATTTTTGACGAAACCCGTATTTGTTCCGCATTAGGCGTTCCTCCCTATTTGGTGGGTTTGCCGCAACCTGGCGGATTGACTTACGCAAATGCAATTTCATTGCTGGATTTCCATTGGCGTACAACGCTAAGAACGGCGGCCGCATTTGCCGCTAGGGCAATGTCCAATTGGCTTTTGCCTAGGGGCACCCGATTGGAATTCAATAGGGACGATTACATTAGGCCCGATGATTTGACCCGAGCACAAACCGATCAAATCCTCTTTAATATGGTAGACGAATTCGGCAATAGGGCAAAGACACTTGACGAAATCCGGTTGGGCAATAGGTTGGCCCCAAATGATCCCGATTCCGTTATTGGATTGGAAGGGGCTATCCCGTGAAATCGACATTCCTTAGGTCGGCGGATTTTGAATTGCGGGATGATGGCCGCACACTTACGGGCCGCATTGTGCCTTATGGCGAGATTGCAAACGTTGTCGAATTGGATACGGAAACGAACCAATTGGTTCGTTATCAGGAAACCTTTATGCCGCATTCATTGGCCGCAATGGCGCAAGGTTTTGCATCCCGTGGCGGAAAGTTTGCTAATGGGCAATTTATCCCATTGTTGATTGACCATAATGACAATTTCGACAATATGGTCGGTCACGCTACGGAATTGCGGGATGAGGATGACGGCGCTTATGCGTCATTTCGGCTTTACGATGATGCCCGAATCACAAAGATTAGATCGGTGCTTACCGAATCCCATACGGGTTTGTCGATTTCATTTCGTGACGTTAGAACGCCCAAGATTGTTAATGATGTTGTGCAACGAATCCAAGTATTTGTTGCTCACGTTGCGGCTACCCCTAGTCCCGCATATGAAAATGCTGGCATTCTTGCATTGCGATCTAATGGAGAATGCGAGCCCGTTACGCCTAAGCTGAATAGCGTTAAGGAATGGTTGGCGAGTCAACGCAATGTCTGATTTCGGCGATATCACTATCGATGACGTTTACGATAGGCGTGATGAACTAATCGCCCAACGTAAAGCCGTTAAGGGCCCGATTTACTTAACCGGTATGGCGGATATTCTGCGCCTAGTTGGTTTGGACGTTATCGAATTCGATGGTTGGCAAACCCGAGCCCGTTCATCGGGTGGATTTGCCGACTGGCCTTTATGTGTAATGTGGCACCATACCGCTAGTGGCCCTAATTCAGATGGTTGGTCCGATGCTAGCTATATCGCAAATGGTGATGAGAATAGTCCTATTTCTAATTTGTATATTGATCGCAATGGCAGTGTGTGGGTAATTGCCGCCGGTGCAACCAATACGAATGGTAAAGGCAAATCGATTTCGTTTAGCCGTGGCACGGTTCCTACTGACGGAATGAATAGTTACGCATTGGGTATCGAATGCGGAAACAATGGCGTTGGTGAGCATTGGCCCGAGGTGCAAATCAATGCGATGTTCCGAACCAATATCGCAATGAATCTTTGGTTTGGTAATCGGGTAGATGATTTGTCTACGCACAACTTTTATGCGCCCGATAGAAAGATTGATCCCGCTACCGATAATGTCGGCGGCGATTGGGTTCCTAACGTCGTGAATAGCTCCCGTAGTTGGGATGTGCAAGATATCCGCAATGAATGCGTTAGGCGACTTGACGCATTCCTAAATGATAATCCACCTATTCCGGCGCATCCGCCTTTCCCACCAATTGAGGAAGATGATATGGCATCGTTTCTTATTCGTAACCGGGACACCGGTCAAATTGTTTTGCTTGCATATGACGGTGCCGGAGTTACCTCAACCGGAATGGCATTTGACGATCTAGATGCCTATGTGTCGAAATTCGGCAATTGGCTAGATACCGACCCATCCATCTTTGATGATTTTATTGCAAAGTCGAACCAATGATTGCTAACGGATTGTTTGATTATCACCCATTGCTGGCGGATTGGCTTTTCCTGTTGGCCGCTCTGGCGTTCCTGGCGCTAGCGGGCCTAGCCATCGCCCGAGCCCGCCCGAGGCCCGCAGACGGCCGCTCAGAGGCCTCTAGTGATCTACGGGCCGCTCTCCCCTGGCTTGCATCGGCCCTAGTGGCTTTCGGGCTACTCGTTCTTTAGCGAATAGGCAATGTGCGTTGGTTTACCGCCATTCGACACATTGTCGTTTTTCTATTGGGCGTTCTAATCATCATTGATGGTTTGGTTAGTGCCACGAATTCTATCCCTAAGCTAATTATCGGTATGGTAATGGTGGGCGTTCTACCTATTGAATCGTTTAGGGCCTTTAGATCGAATCAACAATCGATTGACGCTAGGCCTATTTGTGATATAGAACATAGGCACGAAGCACCCGAGTAAGTTGCATTAGCAACCCGAGGCTTTAGCCCGGCAACCTATTGGCAATTGTAATCGCAACCTTCATTTGAATAACGAACCCTTCAAATGTAAAGGATTAAGACGATGGCAATTGACAGTATGGTTAAGCGGCTTTTGGATGAAAGAGATCAAAAGCTCGCACTTATCGATCAAATCGCTAGTACGGCCGACGACGAAGGTCGGGATTTGCTGGAAAGCGAAAACCAAACCATTACTAACGCACAGGATCGGGTTAGGTCACTTAACAATCAGGTTGATCGGCTTTCACAGGATTTGGAATTGGCCGATTCTGCTAAGAACCGTATTCGGGCTCTTGACCCTACGGTAATTGCTAAGGACTTTTCATATCGTTCGGCGGGTGATTTCCTTTACGATATGATCCATAAGGTTGACAATCCCGATAGCGATATGCGTATGGCCCGCTTTATGAAGCGTGCCGCAGAGCATATGGGATTTGATAAGGCGACGACCGTTGCCGTTGCGGGCGGGTTTAATGGTTTGGTTGTTGCTCCCGTTGTTGGGCCCGTATTGGACCCTAACCCTACGGGCCGCCCATTGTTTAGTGCGATTGGTGCGAGGCAATTGACCACGCTTACCTTTAATCGGCCTCGCATTGTTGATCCCAATTTCTCTACTGGCGTTGGTCCGGTTGCTATGGAGAAATCGGAAATGCCATCAAAGGCATGGGATATTGTTAGTGATTTGGTGACTACTCAGCGAATTGGCGGCTATATCAACGTTAGCGAAGTGCTAACGGAAATGCTTAGTGGTTCGCTTGACATGGTGGTTAGCCATATGAATAGGCGAGTTGAGGCCTATTCGGAAACCGCCGTTGTTACCGAGCTAAATAAGACTACGGCAATTGTCCCGCTTACCGGTACTGATTCGGCCGCCATTACTGCGGCTATTGGTGATGCGGCCGCAACCGTTGTTGAAAATACTGGCAATCTTCCTACTTGGATTGCTATGGGGCCTCAGGGATGGGGAGGCCTTATCGGAGTTAGCGATTTGGCGGGCCGCCCAATGGTTCCGCCTATTGGGCCCGTCAATGCATATGGTCAAGCTGACGCCAATAGTTATTTCCAAACGATGTTTGGATTGCGTGCCGCCATTACTCCCGCCATTACCGATAAGTCGATTTATGTCGGTAACGCTTTCGGACTGGAAATCTACGAAAAGCCTATGCCGCTTATGCAGGCATTTGAGCCTAGCGTTTATGGTCGGCAGGTTGCCGTTGCTACCTTTATCGGTTTCTATTCGCCAATTACAACGGAAGGTGCTACGCCTAAGCGGGATGGAACCGTAAAGATTGCTTGGACGTGATAATCAATGTCCTATTACGACACTAGTTATCCGCCATCCCTTTACGGATTGCCTAGCTCCCATGACTTGCAATTGGTCGGGATTCCGCAACCGGGAACATTGATTGTTGATTTTACGGTTGATTCCGACGGCAAATCGGCCCGTATCGCATTTGGCGATGGTAATTCGGTTACTACCGCTACCGGTATTGCTCAACATACCTATGCCGCCCATCAAATCTATACCGCTACCGCTACTAGTGGTAATGCGAGTGATTCGGCGGTATTGGATTTGACGGTAACCGGTGCGGCCGATGATGAGCCCGAGCCCGAGCCCGAAACGGAGAATGAGCCCGAATCATTTAGGGCCGTAAAGGTTGAGGAATTGCCCGAGGAAATCGAATAGGTCTTGCCTGGCATATCCCCTACCGCTTTGCGACTCTCACCCGCAAAGCGGTAGGGGATTCATTCATAAGGAAACCCAATGGCCTACGTAACGCCAATTGAAGTAGCGAAACAAATTGGTAAGCCCGCATTGGCTAATGATCCCGTTGACCCTAAATTGCAGTCCGTTTGCGATTCGGCCGAATTCCTTATCAACGATTGGTGCGGCCGATCGGTTTCGCTCGATCCCGTCCCAGGAACTATCAATATTGTTGCTGTTTCTTTGGCGGTTGATTTGTATAAGCAAGCCGATGCAACGTTCGGCGTTATCGGCAATGGTGAAACCGGAATGGTTAGGATTGCGAGGGATTTGCTTAACCGATATGACTCCCTACTCATTCCGTTTTATGATCCCCTAAATGGGTGGGGAGTCGCATAGTGTCTACGTATCCCGATGTTTACGGGCTTACGGATTTCCGTACCCAATTGGCAGAACTATTGCGTGCCGATTTGCCCGATGACATTGGCGTTAGTGGCGATATCCCCGATTCAATTGCTCCCCCATCGGTATATGTCACAT